TCTGTTATTCATATCACATCCACTAGGAACATGTCAAGCCTAGTAGGAAACCATATGTATCTGGTTATTGAAGAACGCAGACACATCCTGCATGGCACCAACATACAGCGTGGTAGGGCTGAATTCCAAGATTATGCCATGCCCATACACATAGGTAGTAGCACCATCCACAAATCCATGCACCAACTGGTCAGCACCCACTGTCTTGCCATATGCCCATGTCTCCAACGTATCTATAGCTGTATCACCAAATGTCAAGTCAATGGCATAAGTACCATGATCATATACCAAAGAGAATGGCAAATCCTCTCCCTGAATGTATTCATCAATATCGTAGTCATGGATTAATTCAACGCCACCACCACGCCGTATAATACGCAACACATTTCCTATAACTCCCATGAGTATATAGTTATTTGCATCCACATACAATTGCATGATATTGGAATAGGCAGTCGGCCTGTTATGCACAACTGCAATACCACTGACTGTGGGTATGGTAATAGCATATGTGTTATAATTCGCGGTATAGGCACCAACCACATATGGAGGAACAAATGATGTCTTAGTAAGACTTACATATTTAGCAGAAGCCATGGTGAAAGTAGTAGAACCAGCAGTAGCGGTAAAGGATAAAGGAACATTATACGTAGCTGAACCATAAGAGCATGTCACTGTTCCCTGATATGTCTGTAACACATAATCACCATCCTCCAACACTATATCCTGTGTACTTGGCACATCAGGACTGACAATCAGATTGGTAAACGCTTCCCCATGCCATGCATCCAATCCCCATCTGCCGGCGATATACGAAGTTTGCCCATCTGCTGTTTTAGCATCTACCTTGACAACACGGAAACGCTGAGTACCAACAGTATCTGGAACAGTGAGCACACCAACAGCCGCCAACGCTTCCCAATATGTGGAATCATCTTCCAGCACATTCTCCTTCACATTGGTACTAACTTCGCTATTCACTGTAAATCCATGCACCTGCAATATAGGATACTCAGCGGAAGGTGACATGAACCACCGATGTTCTGGATTGTCTTGCTGGAATTGCTCAATACTGACTGTCTGGAATGTCTCAGTAGCGGTCAACACCCAGTCCTCTGACGCAAATACCTCGTCAACCGTACGTGATACTGCACACACATACACGCTTACGCCAGAACTCCACATATCACCGATACGGTAAGGTGGAACTGGCTGTGCATCGTAGAATATCTTATTGCCAATATTATCACCTATAGCTGAAGACAGATTACTCAAAGCAATATCTGTAAGATTGTCTATATGCACACCACGTGAGGCAGTTGCAGGAATACCAATATTACTATCCCACAGAGTAAAACCGCTAAGGTCATAGATTGCCTCATCATATTTCACAGCGGTGATAGTTGCGGATATATCCTGTCCACATGAAATATCGCTGATAAGCAAATCTTCAGTGATAAGTCCAGTCTTACCAAATGCCAATAAATCTCCGCGTTTGATGGTATTCAATATCTGCGGAGTGATGAAAGTAATGGTATTCGTCACAGTTTCTGAATTAACCACAGGAATAGTGACCAAGCTGAAATCACCAGCATCCTCCAACCGTATCTCTATGCCATATGTATCACCAACGGCCATAGTCACAGATTCATCTAACACAATACCTGTTATTACCCCACCTGAGACAATAGTACTGGAAACCCGCCCAGCACTCATACCAAACAACGGCACATCATGCTGAAATTTTATCCTATCTCCAGCAGTACACACCATATACTCAAAATCAGTGGAAAATGTAAAAGATTCCTGCCTAGCATTTTTTACATTAAGATAGTAACGTCCATAATTCTTAGCATTCGTAGTATCTGTTATATATTCAAGTGACAACTCATCATATTCCTGTTGTGCAGAATCAGGATACTCTATAATCGTCTCATCTTGTTGATATCCTACATCCTTATTAACAAATTTAACACGCACACCATCAGGTATATCATAGAAAGTACGCTTGGCAGAAAATGAATGCGTATTACGCGGAGTGAATAGTTGCACAGGAACTTTCGGCATATCAACATTTATAGTATACAACCCATCTTTCATGGTGAATGTTGCACGTCCGGTAATCGCCACTTTCTCCAATTGCTCTTTCACTGTACTTTCAGATGATAACACACCGTTGCATGTGAATCCATTAGTCTCACAGAAAGTATACCACGCATTCAATTCATCCCAGTCAACAGGAATCGATGACAGGTTATTCCATATGTCACCAGTCGCTATAGGATACCGATTCAAAGATGGATTAATGAGAATATCCAAAAATATTGCGGCTGGATTGTTGCTATATGCCGGAACCCATGTACCAGTCACAGCATCATATGCATGTACAATACGCCGTACAATGCAATTAAGATTGGTAATGGTACCATTCAATTGGTCAGTCGCATACACACTCATGGCAAGGAATGCAAATGACGTTTTTATACTATCATTCACAGGAAGAATATCATCGCCATTACTATCAGTCCTTATACAAGTGACACTATATACTTGAACAGTATTGGAGCCTTCATCTGATTCAAAATCTTCTTCTACTTTCTCAAAACGTAGCATCCATTGTCCACGTGACGGAAAAGTGATAGTAGTATATTGCTTTCTACTAGCGGTAGTTTTCTGGTCGGCAATAGTTATAATCTGCGGTGCAGACCAAGTAGAATCATCCACTAGTTTAGAATACACACGCACGGAAACAGATGCCTTTACTTTCGTTGACCCAGATAATGCGTACAGTCCACTGGGAGTCGCAATAACAACAATAGCTGATTCCACACCAGCGGGAGAAGTAAACGGCAACGAATCTGTCTCATAACTGATTTCACGCTGTAGACTATATTCAAATTTAACCTTCTCATAGGGAGAACCAGTGAAAACTCCATCCTCCACCACTTCAATAGCCACACCAGTATAATTCTCTGTATCATACAGATACTTCAAAGTCATGGATGCAATATCTGCTTCAGTCACCATCCATTCATCAGCAGTCACCATAATATAATTAGGCCCATAAGACGCAACAATAAACGCCCTATTGTTCTGTGGCCTTGTGCATCCTTCCACGGATATACGGGAACCCACAACAAAACCAGCCATATATGATGATATATTTGTATACTCCGAAGAAAGAGATGTAGTGCAAGTGATTTTTGCTTTACCGTCTGTCAATAAAGTGATTGCTCCTGTCATACGCATCTCACGCGAATTAAACATGCGTGTATCACCTACGCATATTCTATCTATCAGCATACGTTGACCACTGGCTATATCCTGTGAACCAAGCAGATATAACTGATGCAATACAGTATCATAATCATATGAATTGGCAACCAACGATGTCCAATCCGGCGCTATGCGGTCTGGTGCAAGATAGTGTTCTCCAAATACTGTGGATACCGGTTGCCAACGTGCATCACTATTATCAGCGCCATAGATGTCATTGCCATCCTCATCAGTTGAATTTACATCGGGAACAATATTGCCAATAATAATGGCACCAGTCCCACCACCTATCATACCAACGCCTACCCAGAACATCCATGCGCCTAGAGCCGCACCCAATCCAGTAGACCCAACCACCAATCCGGCAACTGCAAGCACCGCACCGACTACCCAGCTAACAGCCCCGGTCATCCGCCATGTTTCACCACCACCGGGTATGATTTTCACGCATACAATAGCATCATCCGGTGGAATACACTCATAATCGTCAACAATCTCATCATTGACCATAAACCGAGCATTATCAATAGGGAGCACAGGATTAATAGAAGCATAAGCATCACGCAATGATACTGTATTCTCCATTTCAAAAAAATCAATATCTGCTTTGAATGGATGCCGTTGCACATGGAATTTATACACGGTAGAACTCCTTCCTATTGTATCGTTTTATATAACGTGAAGATAATTTCTCATACACCACACCACGATTCTCAAGCGCATGAAGCACACCATCATTGTAATACACACCAACATGCACCGGCTTCCCATACACAAACATCAGTACTATATCACCATCAACAGGAACACCCACTTCCTGTGCATTCAACAATGGGCGATAATCATTCACCAGTATATCACGGGCCTTGTCCGACACATTACTGAATATCGGAAGTTCCTTATGAAACACTTCCTTTTCTACCAACCATACCAAGCCATAACAATCAATACCTTTCATATCACGACCATTGAATTTGTAAGGAATTCCAATATACTTTTCCATCCTAAAACATCCCCGGAAAATAATATGGCGTTTTTCCTACTTTTGGAAAACGTGCCTCAAGATGCTTTCCATAATTCAATGTAGCACTCAATGTCTGCGCATTGTATGTGACATCTGACAACTCAAAATTAAACGGCCCAGCTTCTGGCGTAGCATCTGGAAATGACGCCAAAACCAACATGAATGATACTTGTGGCTTTACTGTTGTCTCACGCATTGCAGATACCAGTACAAGGTCAACCGCATCGATTGTCAATGATGCTTCATGTATTGTCTCACCTTCATTTGGTAATGTTATCTGAAAACCAAGCGGTATATATTCCACCCCTAGACGAGTGACACTCTCAGTATTGTTGACAAAATGGTATGTCTCCACTACTCCATCAATAGTCAAGATAACATCCAGTAGAAAAAGAAACACCTCATCAGTCTGCGGTTTAGCGATAGCGGCCAATGCACTTGCACCAATTGTTCTGCTCACAATACAATCTCCATCTCAATGCTCATCGTGAAATCAAGACCATTCGGGACTATGTTATACAATCCAGTGAATCTACAAGTTGCTGTCTCCTGTGACACCGGATGTACCCAAGTAAACTCATCCACACCATAATGTAGATTAACTTTGTAGAATGCCAAAAATATGAGTCTCTCAGCAGATGTCAATACCATGGATATGGTAAACATCTCCGGTACTGCTGTATACCGCAACCTATATTTCTTCGGCCCAGCGTCCATCTCTGTGCTTACAACTGGATTACGTATGGTCTCACTGAATGAGTCCTGCTCAACATACTGCGGAAGCGTGGAAGGCCAAGTATCCATTATGCAACCCCCTTACTCTTTACACCATAGCGACTACTAAGAACCTTATCATATTCACCCTTAGCCATCTGTTCACCAACTGCCTGTTTGATAATCATCTTAATTTGCCGACTGCCATCCGCACCGGTAGATTCAGTGGTCTCTGCCTGCACAGCAGTACCAGTCTGATTCACCACTTCAATATTGATTGGAACATTGACAGATGTGCCAGAACCAGCTGTACTGGCAATAACTCCAAGGTCTCCATTACTATTACGGGAAAGAGGAAGAATAGCTTCAGTACCAAGTTCGCCACCAACCTGCCATCCACTACGACTAGCCAGCAATGTAGAAGAACTGAGCATCCCATTAGAGAATGCATTCCCCTTGGCATTGTACGATATAGTGGATGATGGGTAATTAGAGGTATTGCTAGAACCATCTGAAGCCGCATTCAAATATCCAGAAGCCACAGATACAAGACCAGAAAGTGCGATAAGTGCCAATCCAAGTGCAGTAGTCGGCGGTGGAAGCATCATAACACCAGCCTGCAATAACAATTCAGGAAGTGCATCCATAATAGCCATAGCAATATTCTGTATAGAATCAGTAAATACATCACTGGCATCTGCATCGGAATACAGGGCTTCACCAACAGAATACAGACTAGTAACCAACTCATTCAGCGTGGTATTGATGAGAGAATCTCCAATAGTCTTTAAATTTTCAAACAATACTTCAGCCACTTTCAAATTGGTCAAATCCTTAAATAAATCTTCACTAATCAATCCGCCTTCAAAATCAGAAACCAAATCCTCATACCATATACGCTGTTCAGATTTCCACCAGTCAGCAATAGAGACTTTCAGATTTTCTTTTTCATTTGTACGAACCTCAGTAGTGCCCTCCTGCATAGCTCCGAGATAATCAGTCTTACCCAACGCAATACGCATCACTGCCAATAAGGTAGTGAATTCTGCCGAGTAATTTTCCAAATATTGTTTAGTAGCATGGTCCAAAGAAGCAAACTGTGCCCAAAAATCTGATGCACTATCCTGTAAATACGATTGATATTGTGCTTCAGTGAATTTACCTTGATACTCCTGTGACATACCGCCATACTTAGTACCAAAAGCAGTCGTCAAATCAGTCAATTTGGCACCACTAACATTAGCCATAGGATTCTCATATTTTATAGAAGATAGAATCTGCATGGCTGTCGCTAGTTTTTGCACTGCCAGTAACTCACCTTCCACAGCATCAGTATGTCCATACATCTCAATAGTCAACAACTCATACGCACCGGTAGTATCAGCCAATGATTGTTGCAAAATAGACTGTGAAAGAGAAGATTTGGATGTATATTCTTCCTCTGTCACCGCAAGGTCAGTCAATGCCTTTATCTGCATTTCATTAAATCCCATGGCTTTATATTGTGCTTCAACTGCGGCTTTACCAACTTTTCCATGCAAAGCTATGGATTCGGTCAGCTTTTTAGCTTCTTTATCATAATCAATAGCTTTAATAATATCTGCCAACGAAGTAACTGCGTCACCGTATGCTTTTAGTGCGCCTGGATTTGCCTCTCCAAATTGCACCAGAGCCTTGGCCATATCTCCCACATTCTTTATATCCTGCTTACCAATAAAATCTTTAAGCTGTGCAGATATGCCTTCCATCATATATTCGGCATATGCTTTCTTCACGTCCTTGTCGCTCAATGACTTTATAAGTTCATCAACTGTGGTTATATCTTCACCAATACCTGCATTGAAAGCAGTTAACAAATCAGGAGCATTCTCAGCCAAGAACCCAGATTTCAATGAAGTCAAAAAATCAGCGGCTTCAGTATCTAAAAAATCATTGACTATCTTGAACAACAGTCTTATTTTCTCAACATCTGTAAGATACGGCTCAAATACTTTATACAACTCCTGTTCTCCGGGAGATAATGTTTCATAAAAAGCAGTCAATTTTTCCGCAATCCCTGAAGTATCAGGAATCATATCCGGTGTAATAGCCTGTGTAATACTATCAACAAACGCTTTAAATGATGTATTGTTTACGGCAGATGATAACTGTTTCAATTTAGTCGCATCTTTCAATATAGGTTCAAAGATATCAAGCAATCCCAATTGACTTGGGTCAATAGTAGCACGAAGTTTCTTTATATCCAAAGCATATGCAACTACAGAACCAGCATACTTTCCCAATTCATCGTATGTTGCAAGCTTTGTGGGCATCAAATATGCCAGTACAGTGTCAAAGAAATTCGCACCACCAGCAGTACCGCTAATGGCGCTGAATATTTTTTGTGCCTCTTCAGGAGTAGTTATTGCAGAAGACAGAGCTGAAAATAATTCGTTCTGTATTGTAGAAAATGTATTCTGCACAGTAGCCAATCGTTCATTGACCTTAGCTTTATCTGGAACCAATTCTGGAACAATAACATCTAGCATAGTAGCGGAGAATTGTTTGAAATTAGGAAAATCTGCCAGATATTTGCCTAATCTGGCACCATTTTCTGAAATAGCTTCTTCAGTTTCAGCTATGTAGGAATTAATAATCTGCTTTATCTTGGCTTCGTCTCCTACCACTGATTTATCAAGCGCCACCGACAATTTCTTAGCAAAAGCACCAAACAAGCCACCATCAATACCAAGCTCCGTTCCAGCAATACCTATAGCAGTTTGTTGCACGCCTATCCTAGCAACCAACTGTTCAAATTTCTTTGGGTCAGTATATGCTGAAAGCAAGTTAATCAACGTGATTTCTTTCCCGTCTATGTCTTTAATTGTATTACCAGCAGAATCCAATAACTTTGTTTCTACATCAGCATTTTTAATAAGACTAATAAGGTCATATTTAGTAGCAAGGAGTCTCTGGTCGCTAATAGCGGAAAACTTACTTATATTACCTTTACGAGCATCAGGCATTAATGTATCCCACAACGCTTTAAAAACTACACTAGATGGTTCAGTTTCTGCAAATTTTTTTGCTGTGGCATCCACATAAACCTTTTCTGCAAATGCTGTAGCCAATAACTCACGCATCTCCTGCTCACTATTTGCCAATTGCTCCAACGAGGTTTTATATTCAGTAACCTGTTTATTGAATACTTTCCAATCAGGATTTTCGGATTTCATGAATTCTTCAACCATCGGCAAAGTCACGGCTTCCCGACCGCCAATATCCCCATATCCTTCCTGACTCTTGAAGAAATCATATACTACCTTAGCACTCGATTCACCTTTTAACGCTTCCAATTCAGAATCAAGT